TGCTGCGTTGGACGTGACCGGCGCTTGTAGACGTCACATACGTCATAAGGTGCCAGTGTGCCGCCGTCTGGGAAGATCTTAGCGGCGAACGCAGACATTGCGCCTCTCAGTCGAGCACTCGGTTCAGGGACCGGGACCGGAGTGTTCAAGTTCAACACTCGCGATCTAGCTGCTTGGGCGGCGGCGGCTGCGGTTTTCTCGTGGCAAAACCCCTCATGAACGAGGGGTGACATGAATGCCTGCATCATCGGCTTGGCTTCATCTGTCTCCCCATCACGCACGACGGGCCTCACTGTGATGACCCGCTGGGCTTCTTCGATAGGGATGCTAACGAGAGGCAGTTTCTTGACTGTTCTGCTGGCTGTCAGGATGATAGCATCCGTATAGCTCGAATCTAAGTCAAACTGCTTTGCGATGCGGTTCAGAGCGATGTCGGTGCCCGAAACTCCCCAGGAGGTTTTCGCGACGTCCGCTGCAATCCGCACTGCGTTGACGATGTGCACGGGCAGTGTAGTGGACACGTACGTGCCGGCTAACCCTATCGTCCGCAGGTGTTCATTGCCTTTCTTGACATCAAAAGCAATAACACTCGTTGATTTCCCTTACTTGTCGACAGTCGTTGTGACTGGATTGAAACGGGTCATCGTAGGGGCACTGAGCCATAGGCTCAAAGCGCCGAACCAGTTGCAAGCGCGCGCGACGGGCACGAAAGCCACCATCATGTGATGCTCGCTCACTGGTTTGCGCTCCACGCTGTAGGCAACAGCGCGGAACACTGGAATACACGCGTACCACTCTACGCTCCAGGTAAACACCACGTCTTGTGATGTGTCCCAGATGCCATGGCGGTAACGTGCACCACCGGATATAATAACATCCAGATTATTTTCCTCATCGAACGTCCATGACGTGGCGCCCACCACTCCGTTGGCCTGCTGCGGCACGAATGTCGACAGCAGAACGGGGACTCCTGTGCAGTTCTGCGACAGAAGTCTTGGCAACGGTAGGTAATAATCGACGTCGGTGGCAATCGTAAGATTGTCCTCCGCGCCGTAAAACCCGCCGATTTGGCTCTCCATCCCCAAATCTCTAGTCCAGAACCAGGTACGTGTTCCCTGCGCGCCGGCTTTACGTTGCGGCGACGACATGGTAGTGATATGGGGTCTTGCCCAGCTCCCTGGCGTATGATTCCGCCAGGCTTGTCGCCCAATATCTCTCACCTGCTTCCTTACCATGTGGGTGGGAAGCGTGTGGCTGCTCAATATCCGGAGCAGTAGATTTCCTAAATCTCTTACGGTAGTCATTGGTGTACCGTGTGATGCCCAAGTCAAGGAAGAAATGGAACAGGTACCCGCTGCGATAGAGAGAAATTAGGAGGGGGACGAGACTCAACACTGTGGCCCAAACAGCCGTGTGGTAAAGCATACGCAGTTCCGCACGACAGTCATCGATACCCACGAGTGTGGAGCTGAAGTCTAGAAAGAGGAGCAACCCATCAAAATATG